GAGGCGGTGGTCGAGGAATCCAAAGAGGCGGCCACCTCGGAGGAGTCCAAGACCGTAGCCAAGGAAGAAGGAGGAAAGAAAAAGCCCACTCGGGCAGAGCGCCGAATCAGGCAGCTCATTGAAAAGTTGAAAGAGGCCGAGGCTCAGGCCGAGGCACCATCATCAGGAGGCGCACAGAAGCAGCCTCAAGCTGACGCGGTTAGCGAAATACTCGGAGTAACTGGGCAACCACCATGGCAACAGGACTCAGTCTTGCAGCCGGGTGCTGAGGTCTCTTTGGATCAGCTTCAGGCTGAACTCAATCGGCGGGCAGCGGCAATTGCTGAGCTTAAAGCAAGGCAGACGCTGGAACAATATCGCCGACAAGATCAGCTAAAGCAAGCTGTCAATGAGTTTTCTGGCGAGCTGGAAAAGCTCTCAAGGGAGGTGCCAGAGTTGAATCCTGATTCGCCGAATTATGACAAGGAACTTGACAAAAAGTTTGCGGAATTGGTAGTGGCTGTCAACTCTGACGAGAAAGGGCAGTTTTTGCCAAAGAAAAAGCCGTCCGAGATTTTTGAGGCTCTAAAGACAGCTATGGAAAAGGCAAAAACAAAGGGGCAGGCAGAGACTACTGCTAAAATGGCCAAGAATATGGCCGAGGCAGCAGTTTCGCCAACGGCTTCTCCCAAGAAGAGGTTGTCAACAGAAGAAGAGATAACCGAGGCATTAAGAAAGGGAGAAATTACGGCAGAGGAAGCCGAAAAGCTCTTGCCGAAAGTTGGTTATGGATATTAAAAGGAGGTGAAAAAATAAATGGCAACCACTTCAAAGACAACCAATCTTAGTGCGTTGATGGCAACCTACTATGACAGGTTGTTTATTGATGTTGCTAAGCATTGGTTAGTCCACGAAGAAGGTGCGCAGGTTCGGCCTTTGCCGCAGAGTGAGGGTAAGGTGGTGTATTTCACCAGATATACACCTCTCACTATTGTTTCCTCAGCTTTGACTGAAGGAAGCAATCCCAACCCTGTTTCTCTGGTAGCCAGCAATGTGTCTGTTACGGTTTCCGAATTTGGGAACTTTACCCAGATTTCAAGACTGCTTTCATTAACAGCAGTTGATCCTAAATTGAAAGCAGCAGTTGAACTGTTTGGACAGAACGCTGGTGAGAGCCGAGACCAGTTGGTTAGAGATCACGCCCTTGTCGGCGGAACTGCTCAGTTGGCAGGAGGAAACACTGCCTTGACTGCTGTGGCAATTACCGACACCCTAAGCTCTGATGAAATCAGAAAAGCCGTCAGAACCTTG